TCGGCAGCCAGCAACACCGGCTACCAGTCGGCAGCCAGCAACACCGGCAACCGCTCGGCGGCCGAGGTCAGCGGCAAGGAATCCGTCGCCGCATCCCTGGGTATCGAAGGCCGCGCTCGCGCGTCTGCCGGCAGCGCCATCGTTCTCTGCCATCGCGACGACAAGGGGCGCCTCATCCATATCCGCGCCAGCAAGGTCGGGGAGAACGGCGTAAAGCCGGACACCTGGTACCAGTTGAGTGCCGAGGGCGAGTTCGTCGAATTCGACGAGTGAGCCGCCACCGAACAGCGAACGAGTCGAGGGGCTAGCGCAGCCAGACCTGACGCATCCGGGGAGGCGTCCGGCGTTCGCTCCTTCACCTCTGGTAACCGCGGAGGAGCACATGCACACCACCTATCGCGAGCGCCGCAACCGCGCGGCTTTCAGCAACGCGCAACTCGCTTACGACCGTGCCGTCGACCCGCTCTGGGAACAGCCGGAGCCGGAACCGGAGCACGAGGACGAAGAGCAGGAGGACGACGATGGCCTTCAGCAATGAACGCGCGGTTCGGATGATTGAGGAAGGCATCACGGCCATGCGCCGGTCCCACTTCCCGCGCCCCGAACAGAGCTTCCTCCACGGCCAGATCGAACTGGCCTACGCAGTTGACTTCATCGACACCCGCCTCTACGACGACATGCGCCGCCGGCTCGACGCCGCGGCGGATTCGCGCTGGGCAGAACTCAGGAGCACGAACACATGACCACCCGCCCCGTTCGCTCGATCATCGACGACCAACTCGACGATATCGAAGAGTTTGCCGGAAAGAGCATCCGCCAGGCCGTCGAGTTGGCCAACCGCCACGGCTACCACAACCCGCTCTTCGCCAACATCTGCGGCGACCTCTGCGTTCTGCGCTTCCGGCGCAACCCCCGCCTTCACGCAACAACCACCCTCACCCTGAAATGAGACCAGCCCCATGACTGCAGCTCTCGCATCGGTCGGCGCGCTCGACCGCACCAAGTACCTCGGCGGCAGCGATGTCGCCGGCATCCTCGGCATCAGCCCATGGCGCACTCCGTTGGACGTGTACCTGGATAAGGTCCAGCCGCGCACCGGTCCCGTCGACCCGGCGAAGCAGAAGATTTTCACCCGTGGCCAGCGGATGGAGCCCTACGTCATCGACCTGCTGGCCGAAGAGACCGGCCTGAAGATCATCGGCCGCGGAAACCGCTACCGCGACCAGCAGCACGATTTCATGGCCGCCGAGATCGACGCCGAGGCCGCCAGCGGCGAAAACATCGAGATCAAGACGGTCAGCCCCTTCAAGGCGAAGGAATGGGGTGAGGTTCAGACCGATGCCATTCCAGTCCACTACACCGCCCAGGCCATGCACGGCCTGATGGTCACCGGCCGCCAGGTCTGCATCTTCGGCGTGCTGATCGGCGGCGACGACTTCCGGGTGTACCGCGTCGAGCGGGACGACGAAACCATCGCGGCGATTCGCGAGAAGGAGGTCGAGTTCTGGGGACGCATCCAGCGCCTGGATCCGCCCGAAGCAACCGCTGTCACCGACATCCTCCGGCTGTTCGAACGTGACGCCGGAACCAGCATCGAGGCCGATGGCAAGGTCGTGGAGGTGTTCAACCGCCTGCGCGAACTGAAAGCCAAGGCCAAGGGCCTGGAGTACGAGATCGAGTCCGCAGAGGAGCGCATCAAGCTCTTCATGCAGGACCACGCCCAACTCACGGTCAACGGCAAGTCGGTACTGACGTGGAAGTCCCAGACCACCAACCGCTTCGACCAATCCGCCTTCAAGGAAGCCCACCCCGCGCTGTTCGAGCAGTTCAAGAAGACCAGCGAATCCCGCGTTTTCCGCCTCAAGTAACCGGAGCCCAGCATGTCCGCAACCGCCCTGAAAGCCGCCGCGACCGGCAATGTCGCCAACAACGGTCAGCCGAAAACGCTGGCCCACCTGATGACTGACCCGAAGATCAAAGCCCAGATGGCCCTGGCGCTTCCGAAGCACATGACCGCCGACCGACTCGCGCGCATCGCGCTGACCGAGATCCGCAAAGTACCGGCCCTGGCGAAATGCAATCAGGAGAGTTTCCTCGGCGCCGTGATGCAATGCGCGCAGCTCGGCCTGGAACCGGGTAACGCTCTCGGCCATGCCTACCTGCTGCCGTTCGGCAACGGCAAGGCGAAAGATGGCCTGTCGAACGTCCAGTTGATCATCGGCTACCGCGGGATGATTGACCTTGCCCGGCGCTCCGGCCAGATCGTTTCGCTCACCGCGCGCACCGTGCACCAGAACGACCAGTTCAGCTATCGCTACGGCCTCGACGAGGACGTCCAGCACGTTCCGGGAGAAGGTGAACGCGGCGTCATGACCCACGTCTACGCGGTCGCCAAGCTGAAGGACGGCGGCGTGCAATTCGAGGTCATGAGCAAGGCCGACGTCGACAAAGTACGCGCCACCAGCAAGGCATCCGGAAACGGGCCTTGGGTCACCCACTACGAAGAGATGGCCAAGAAGACCGTCATCCGCCGGCTGTTCAAGTACCTGCCGGTCAGCATCGAGTTGCAGACCGCAGTCACCCTGGACGAACGCGCCGACGCCGGATTGGACCAGGACAACGCGTCCATCCTCACCGGCGAATACAGCGTTGTTGACGACCAGGTCCCGGACGGCGTGAACACCGAGACGGGCGAAATCACCGAACCCGCCCCGGGCCAGCAGTCGGACACCGGCGACACCGGCACCGACGAGCTCAATCTCGAGTAACCGGCCATGCCCAGCCGAACCATCGAAGAGCAGTTCGACCGTGTCGAGGAGTTCAACAGCCTCCTCGGCGCGGCGGAGCTGAATGCTGCCACCACCTGGGAAGAAGAGTTCACCGCCGACCTGCGCGCCAACTTCCAGCGCTACGGCCCGCGGATGTTCCTCAGCGAGTCCCAGCACACCACCCTCGAACGAATCGCCAACCAGTAGGAACCCGCCCATGAGCCAGAACAACGCCGCTTTCCTCCACATGACCGCCGACACGCTCGGCAAGAGCCTGCTGCAGGGCCTGATCCAGGAAATCCGCATCCTGCCGGACGTGTGGCAGAAGCTGTCCGAAGCCAAGCAGACCGATGTGATCGAGCGCCTGGAACAGCAGGTGCGCAACGCCGCCACCATCGCGGTGCACACCATTGCCGGCAGCGATCGCGACACGGTCTACGGCAAGCTCGAATCCTTCACCGCCAAGGACAAGGTGAAAGCGGTCTTCACCGTGAGCCCCAGCAGCCCGAACCAGGAGCAACTCTTTGGTGCTGTGCACCAGGACTGTCTGCTGATCATCGGCGGCGCCGCTGAGTTCCTCGACGGCATGAAGGACGTGAAGGCGGATCCGGACCAGAACCCGCTGGACCTGAACGGCGGCGACCATGACATGGAAGACCCCGGCGCCTGGGGCGGTATGCAACCAGCAGACGACAGCGACGTCGTCGATGCCGAGTTCCAAGAACTGCCGCAACTCACCGTCGAGCGCTTCGCCGGCCACACCCTGGGCGAGATCGCCATCGGCGTCGCCACCAAGAAGGACGTGTTCGACGCGGCCTGGCTGCAATCGCGCTTCGCTCTCACCACCGAGGAAGCCGAGCGCGTCGTTCTCCAGCTGCTGGACCAGGGCGTCATCGTGCTCGAGCAGGAGAACGAGGAATCCCGCGAACTGAACACCTACCGCGTCATCAAGAAGCCGGGGGATATCGCCCTCGACCTGGAGTGAGCCATGCGCATCACAAAACTCGAAATCACCAATTTCCAAGGGCTGCGTCATGCGGCCCTTGATGTTTCTGCGCCGGTGCTTCTGGTGGCCGGCCACAACGGCGCCGGTAAAAGCAGCTTGCTTGATGGCGTGGCTATGGCCTTCAACGGCCAGCCGCGCCGCGTCTCGCTGAAGAAGGAGATCGACAAGCTGATCACCGAGGGCGCCAAGAAGGGCGAGGCCCGCGTCGAGTGGCTTGACGAAGCCGACGAGGTGCAGGCCTGCGGGGTCGCACTGCCCAGCGGCAAAGGCTCCCCGCTCGCCGACTCGCCGTTCCTACCGTTCGTGCTCGACGCCAGCCTGTTTGCCGGCCTGAAGGCGGATGATCGCCGCAAGCTGCTGCTCAGTCTGACCGGCGCCAGCGCCAGCCCAGCCGAGGTCGGCAAGCGCCTGAAGGCCAAGGGCATCGACCTGGCGCTGTTCGAGAAGGTGAAGCCCCTGCTCCGTTCCGGGTTCTCCGCCATGGTCGGCCAGGCAAAGGACTACGCCAGCGAAGCGCGCGGCGCCTGGAAAGCGGTCACCGGCGAGAACTACGGCAGCGAGAAGGCGAACGGGTGGGAGCCGGAGGCGCCGCCAGTCATCGTCAGCGAGGAGGAACTGGAATCGGCGCGCGCGGAACTGCGAGCCACCGCCCAGGACCTGGACGAGGCCCAGCAGACCCTGGGCTCCAGCAAGCGCGCCCACGCCGAAGCCCAGGCGCGGGCCAGCCGCATCACCGCTCTGCGCGAAACCGCAGCGCTGGCCGACCGCCGGCGCAACAAGCTGGCCACCGACGAGGCCAATCAGGACGAATGGTCTGAGAAGGTGATGGCAGCCGAGGCCGCCGCCAGCGGCGAGCCCGCCCACCAGCCGCTGACCTGCCCTCATTGCCAGGGCGCCGTGGACCTGCAGGCTGGCCAGTTGGTACCGCATCAGCCGCCGGCGAAGGTTGCCGATCCCGAGGCGGCGAAACGCCTGGAGGAATACCGCGGCTATCTTGCCAGCGCTCAGCGGGCCGTCGCCAACAGCCAGCGGGACCTGAAGGAGAGCGAGGACGCCGCCGCGCAGGCCGCCGCGCTGGAAGCCGAAACCGCCCAGGCGCCCAGCGCCGAGGCGATCGCCAACGGCGAACAGGCGATCAATGAACTGCGCCAGGCGCGTGACCGACAGCAGGCCAAGGTGCAGTCGCTGCAGGAAGCGTTCAACGCCGCCGCGCAGCGCCAGGACGTCATCAAGCAGGCCGCCGGGTTCCACGCCGAGGTCTGCGCCTGGAGCGCCCTGGCCGATGCCCTTTCCCCCACGGGCATCCCGGCGGAAATCCTGGCCGACGCGATCGGACCGGTGAACGAGCTGCTGCAGCGCCTATCCGGCACCGCCGGCTGGTCGCCCGTGCAGATCAGCGCCGATATCGACGTTACGTTCGGCGGCCGGCTGTACGGCCTGCTGTCCGAGTCCGAACGCTGGCGGTGCGACGCGACCATCGCCCTGGCCATCGCGACGATCTCCGGCCTGCGCCTGGCGTTGCTGGATCGCTTCGACGTGCTGGATATCCCTGCGCGCACTCAGCAGGCGATGAAGCTGTTCCAGAGCCTGGCCGCCGGCGGCGAGATCGACACGCTGATCGTTGCCGGCACGCTCAAAGAACCGATGGCGAAGACGCCGGCCTGGCTACAAGCGGTCTGGATCGACGCCGGGCAACTCGCCGACCAGCAGCAACAGGCTGCGGCCTGACCCTCGATACAGCGCCCCACCTGGGGCGCTTTCTCTTCCAGCACGCACCGGACGCCGCCCTGTGGGCGATTCAACCATGCCTCGTGGGCCGCCCTGTCAGGCAGGGCGGCGTCCGGTGTGTGCCGTTCCTCAAGGAAACAGCATGACCGCCTATGAAGACTTCTTGCGAGCGAAGGTCCGCCTCGCCGAGCCGAAAGGCTTCGAAGTGGAGCCCTCGGCCTTCAACCCCCTGCTCAAGCCGCACCAGCGCGCCATCGCCACCTGGCTGGTGCGCCAAGGCCGCGCGGCCTGTTTCGCGGCCTTCGGCCTGGGCAAGTCGGTAATGCAGCTTGAGGTGGTGCGCGTCACCCGCGACCTAGCCGGCGGCTACGCTCTCATCACCATTCCGCTGGGTGTGCGCCAGGAGTTCTACCGCGACGCCGCGATGCTCGGCATCACCGTCCGGTTCATCCGCAGTTTCGACGAGGTAGACGACCCCGCCACCATCTACCTGACCAATTACGAGACCGTCCGCGACGGCAAGCTCGACCCTCGCCGGTTCAGCGTGGCAAGCCTGGACGAAGCCAGTTGCCTTCGCGGCTTCGGCGGCAGCAAGACGTTCCGCGAGTTCATGGCTCTGTTCGCTGGTGACGATCGCGCCGCCGGCGTCCGCGGCGATGGCGTCCGGTACCGGTACGTGGCCACTGCCACGCCAAGCCCGAACGAATACATCGAGCTACTGGCTTACTCGGCCTTCCTCGGCGTGATGGATGTCGGCCAGGCCAAGACCAGGTTCTTCAAACGCAACTCTGAGAAGGCCGACCAACTCACCATCCATGCCCACAAAGAGGGCGAGTTCTGGATGTGGGTGGCGTCCTGGGCGATCTTCGTTCAGCGCCCCAGCGACCTCGGGTTCAGCGACGAAGGCTACGCGCTACCGGAACTGGACATCCGCTGGCACGAAGTACCGTCCGACCACTCGCACGCTGGCCATGAGCGTAACGGCCAGGGCCGCCTGCTTCGCAACACCGCCATTGGCGTGCAGGACGCCGCCGCAGAGAAGCGCGAGAGCCTTCCTGCCCGGATCGCCAAACTGATGGAGATCCGGGCCGAGGCTCCAGATGCTCACCGGATCATCTGGCATGACCTCGAGGCGGAACGCCACGCGATCGAGGCCGCTATCCCCACCGCCATCAGCGTCTACGGCGCCCAGGATCTGGAGGAGCGCGAGCGCGCGATTGTCCAGTTCAGCGACGGCGAGTTCCAGGAACTGGCTGCCAAACCAGTGATCGCAGGCAGCGGCTGCAACTTCCAGCGCCACTGCTCGTGGGCCATCTACCTGGGCATCGGCTTCAAGTTCAACGACTTCATCCAGTCCATTCACCGCCTGCACCGATTCCTGCAGACAGGCCGTGTGCGCATCGACCTGATCTACACCGAGGCCGAGCGCGACATCCGCCGCCAGTTGGAACGGAAGTGGCAGCAGCACAACACCATGGTTCAGCGCATGACCGAGATCATCAAGCAATACGGCCTGTCCATCGCCGCCATGGCGCAGACACTCACCCGCTCCATGGGTGTGGAACGCATCGAGATCAAGGGCAAGGACTACACCATCGTCAACAATGACACTGTGCTCGAAACCCGCCGCATGGAAAACAACAGCGTCGGCTTGACCATCACCAGTATCCCCTTCAGTACCCAGTACGAGTACTCGCCGAACTACGCCGACTTCGGGCACACCGACGATAACGCGCATTTCTTCCAGCAGATGGACTATCTGATCCCGGAAATGCTGCGCGTGACCATTCCCGGTCGCCTGGCTTGCATCCACGTGAAGGATCGTATCGTTCCTGGCGGCATGACCGGCCTCGGCTTCCAGACCGTCTATCCGTTCCACATGGAAGTGACCCGCGCCTTCGTCAAGCACGGCTGGGCCTACATGGGCATGAAGACAATCGTCACCGACGTGGTTCGCGAGAACGCCCAGACCTACCGCCTCTCGTGGACGGAACAGTGCAAGGACGGCACCAAGATGGGTGTCGGCATGCCCGAGTACCTGCTGATCTTCCGCAAGCCCCCCACCGACAACTCCAACGCCTACGGCGACATTCCGGTGGTCAAGGCCAAGCCCCTGTGCATCGACGAAGACGGCCAGATCGTCCCCTTCGCCATGGACAAGAAGCTCACCGTCACCCGCGGCAACGGCTACAGCCGGGCACGCTGGCAGTTGGACGCCCACGGCTTCACCCGCAGCAACGGCAACCGTCCGCTGACTGAAGCGGACTTCGAAGGCATTCCGCACGACGTGATGTTCAAGCTGTACCGCGACTACAGCCTGTCCACCGTCTACGACTTCGAGCACCACGTCCGCATCGGCGAATCGCTGGAGGTCACCGGGAAGCTGCCCACCGGCTTCATGCTGCTGCCACCGCAGTCCTGGCACCCGGACGTATGGACCGACGTCGCCCGCATGCGGACGCTCAACGCCCAGCAGTACAGCAAGGGGCAGGAAATGCACCTGTGCCCGCTGCAGTTCGACATCGTCGACCGGGCCATCGTGCAGTACTCCATGGAAGGAGACCTGGTCTTCGATCCCTTCGGCGGGATCATGACCGTCCCGTACTGCGCGCTGAAGCTCAAGCGCAGGGCCCGTGCCCACGAACTGAACTCCCGCTACTTCCTGGACGGTGCGGGCTATTGCAAGTCTGCCGAGGAAGAGATGGCCATGCCCGACCTGTTCGCCCTGCTCGAGGCAGATGCTGACATCACCCATAAGGAACCCGCCGCATGATCAAGCGCACTCTCTACCACTTCCACTTCTGCTGCGGCCTGGGCGGCGGTGCCGCCGGTTTCAACCGGGCGCGCCCGCGGGTCGGCCAGCGCTCGGCACGACAATGGCAGGTGGAGCGTCGCCGACCCGCGCATGCCGGCGGCGAACGACCGGCTGACCTGCATCATCCAGTCGCTGGACGGCACTTGGCACAGGCCGTTTACCACCCTGGAACTCGCCGCGCTGCAGAGCCTGGTGGACCCGGAAGAACAGTTGATCCTCGACGGCCTGAGCGACAGCGACTGGCGCGAGCGCATCGGCAACGCCGTACCGCCGGCCGCGGCCGAGGCCATCGCCGGCGTGATGGGCACCACCCTGCTGCTGGCCGAGCAGGGCGAAACCTTCATGCTCAGCAATACGCCGATCTGGGTGCGCCCAGTCGCGGTGGCGCTGAGCGTCGCGCAACAGGAGGCGCAACCGTGAACACCGAACAGTTCATCCGTGACTCGGCCGCGCGCGGGCTTTCCCGGCGCGCCACCCGGCTGGCCCTGGGCATCGGTCCCTGGGTATTCCGCGAAATGCTGACCATGATGCCGGACATCGCGTGGCCGGCGAAGGGCCAGTCGCTGGACCACAAACGGGCCAACTCGCAGAAACGGGGTTACTGCACGCCGGCACTCGCCCGCGCACTGGACCAGGCCCGCCAGGCACGCAAGGAAAAGCACACCCACACCGTGCGCGGCCGGACCGGAACCATAGAGGAATTGGTGGGGACGCTGCCGAGCCCTGTCTCGGCCAGCACCGTACGCAGGCGGCTCGCCGGAGGCATGCCGCTCGAGGAAGCCCTCCTCACCCCAGCGACTCCGCCGTTCAGCAACTACAAACGGGAGAATCCCGATGATCACGAATAATTCAAAGGCTCCTTCATGCACTTGCCCGAGTGGCGACGGCTCCCTCCGCCATCCCTGCCCGGCACATCCGGCACAGGTAGAGCAGGTAGGTACAAACGTCGGGCATGGGCACGTCTTCCCACGTGCTGACGGAGTGAAGATGCGGTGCGGCGGCCCTGGACTCTGCTCGGAATGCACTGCCGACGCTTCCCGTGCCCGCGCCGCCCTGGCGCAGCGTTCTGAATTCCATCAGCACCTGAAAGAATGCGCCGACGAGGTTGCAACCTGGCCTTCCTACAAGCGTGAAGCACTGACGCAACCCTCCCCGAAGTGCGTGAAGTGTGGCGGTACTGGTGAAGCCGATTCCGGTGGTGTACACCCATGGGGAGAGCCGATCTTGATCCCCTGTGATTGCGAGACCGAGAAGGCAGAGGCGGAGCGGCCGGAGGGGCCAACCGAGGACGAGCTTGAAGCAGCCGGGCTCGGCTACCCGCTGCACAAGGAAGAAGCGGTAAAGCTCTGGTATTCCGGGTTCCGCTCCGAGGTGATCACCGTTCTGGAGGCGTGGGAAGCCATCGGCCACGACATCGGTATGAACCCGGACAAAGGCGAACTGCTGGATTCGCTGCGCTACATGCTGGAAAAGTGCGAGGCACATGACGCCGCCCTGGCCGAAGTCGCAGGACTTAGGTCATTGCTGAATTCGCTTCTTTGTTATGTAGAACGCGACATTGATAGGATGCGCAGCGACCGCGACAAGTCAGACAACAAAGAAATTTATGACCGGTCCATTTCTCTCGCAATGGAGAGGCTGAAAGCTGCGCAGAATGCAGTCTTCACCACTGAACCAGGGTGTGACACTGCCGTGGAACTGGCTGCACAAACCACCCAGGCTCAGCAC